GGATTTTACTAAAGTTGTATATGTTGGTTTAGAAGCATATAATGTTAAGTGGTCTGCCATTTCATATACATCACCACCGTTATCTCTCACCTCTCTTAATCCTTCATATGCCCACACTTCATTAATAATTCTTACATAGTCTTTTACACTATCACATTTACTTTGATAAACTTTTACACCCCAACCTATCCATTTGTTTTGGTCCCATGTAATTGGTAGTAACCATTCATCATCTTTATTGAAAGTACGAATACCAAATAAATTATTACCTTCATTGGCAAATCTGCTTGTGCCCCAACCAGTCTCTAAGGCTGCCTGTGCGATTATTAATACTTTAGGCACTCTTTGTTCTTCTGGTACATCTAGGTAAATATGGTCAATACATTGTGATAGAGACATTACAAATTCGTCTTTACCGCTTGTTGTATTTACAACTGGTATTACATAACTAGTAGGTTCTACTTTTACGATAGGTGCAGGTGTGCTGTTTTCTTGTCCATCATAGAAATCTGCACAACCATCGTCTGTGCAATTGTTCATTTGTTCTTTTGCAATGGCAAAGGCAATCAACCCTGCAATAATAAAAGTAATGGAAAATAGTTTCATATAAACCTCTCTCTTATATTTATTGTATTGTTTTGAATGCGGTTTCTGTACAAAGGTATTCTTCAAGTTCATCAATAGTTGAGAACCCAATCAATCCCCAATTTACAGTAGATTTGATACATTCGTCTCTGGCTTCAGTAAGAGATATCTCACCTTTTGCCACTTTAGTTTCAATAATTGCTAATTGTTTTTCTGCCTCGTTTGTGGCAAATCTTTTCATTTGTGCCATTATAGAGCCTCACTTTCATGTACTAATGATTTAAAGTTTCCGTGATCAACCATAACATGAGTTCTTAAAGTTTTACCTTCATAACATTGTGGTCTAAAACTAACATCAATCGCCGTAGCAGATTTTAAAATAGATAGTAAGTTTTCTAGGTCAGTATTCACACAACCATCGTTGGTGTTATCTGCAACATGTTTAATTCTTTTCATAATTTCAAATTTTTCTAGTCTCATAATATAACCTTTCTTGTTATTATGAGTCCAATATATACCAAAACAAGTGATTTGTCAACCACTAATTTAAAATTAAAAGTGTTATTTTTCAGTAAGTTAGGTGTAATGTGTCAGGTTGTCGCACCAAAAAAGTTAAAATTTATGTTCATTCTGTACGATTGATCAGTGCAATCCGTAGAATTATGTGGTATTGATGGGTCAAAAAATACCATGCGATTGGCAATACTCTTTACCTTTTGACCTTCAATAAGTGTGTAACCGTTGTTAGTATTAAGATAATATATGGCACCCATGTGGGTAAATTGTGTATCTGAATGAGGCGCATGTTCAGATAATTTTTCTGCCCCAGGGTACATATTACCTTTTATTCTCATCATCGCCAATACTGTAGGAAAGTCTTTATGTTTTAAAATCTTTTCTTCTATTGGTGGATAGTGATCTGAACAAATGGTATTATCATAAAAGACATGGGTCATGTACCATTGTCTTTCATATTCTTCTGGTACATCTTGGGCTGCTACTTTTTTACAAATGTACCAGGGAAAATCTTTATGTTCAAATAAGTCAACAAAAAATTTGTGATCATCTTTCCATAGAAAGTCATCAATTATCTTCATTTATTAATTCTCATAAAGTTTTCGTCCCAACCAAATGCCTCACGGACTAGATTAGATGTTAAACCTTTGTAATGTTTATTTAACTCACCATCTTTTGCCCATACTAATAGTTGTGCCTCTTCAGCAGATAGTCCTTCTAACATTTGTATAAACATATTATCTCTTTTCATTTGTGATAGTTTTGGATTACCACCTTTTAGAAAATGAAACATTCTTTTTACTTCTTGTTTTAACCAAGTGTGTTCAGTACCTATTGGTGCTGGGTTTTCTTTATATGGTGGTTTACCCTCTGGTAATAACCATTCTAATTTAGGATCGAATGAACCTTTTAAAAACATTCTTAATTCATTTGTATCATATTTTCTTAATACCTCTATCTTACCAGGTTTATCTTTTTTATTGTTTACCTTTGTAAGTATTTCGTGGTACGAAAAAGCATAATTATCATTCATTTAAAACTCCTCTATTTTGCCAATCAATGATTGTAAATCATTCTTTATTAAATAAGGTAAAATATCACTTTTACTCTTTGGTTCTTTTTCTTCATACTGTTTATATATATCATCTTGGATATCTTCTGGTATAAAATCAAAGTCAATAAGTCTTTGATTTCTTTGGAAGTTTCTATAATGATATTCATTACAAAATTCTTTGGCATCTTCACCTCTCATAAGTGTGTCAACCCAACCAACAAGTTTCTTTTTCATTATTGGTTTAGATTTTATGCCATTTATAAAGGTATCATCTGGTGATAAAAAGTTTGGTATACCATCGCCAGGATCACCTCTTAAAATATGTTCGTAGATATATTCTTGCGGACTATCTGTTTCGTAAAATTTTTTAAGTACAGGTGAGTATTGTGTTACATTAGGATATTTCTGCAATTGTTGAAAGTCTTTATCACTACTAATAATTAAGTATTTGTTTGTAAACCATTTCTTTACATTCTTTTTAATTATAACTGCAATTACATCATCTGCCTCTACGCCATCTAACTTAACAACTTTGTATGGAAAATTATTTTCTAGTTCTTGTCTTATGATGTCCATGTATTCGTAGATAATATCAGAGGTATCATCTTGTTCTCTACCTTCTCTACGCTTTGCTTTGTAATGTGGAAATATATCTCTACGCCAAGGGTGTGCCCCATCTACGGCAATAACTACTTCTGGTCCATATTCTTCTCTATGATTATGTACATACCCTCGAATAGAATTAAGTATAAGATACCTTGCCATTTCTGGTGTAGGTAATTTTTGTTCTTGTTTTAGTGCAATCACAATATTAGCAATTGCTAATTGTGAATAATCAATCAGAATCATTTAGGTCAATCTCGCTTTCAAATTCAATATCATTTTCTGTTAGTTCTTTTGTGTTTGTAACTATTTCTGTACCAGAATAATTAGCCACACTATATCTTTTCTTACCTGCATTTTCTACATACATTAGATTGTTTGTAATATCATGGAAAGGGTGTGATATATCTAACTCTCTATAAATCATGGCACGGAATGCTTCTAGGAATATACCAACATCTAAAAATGTTTTATCCCCATGAGCCTTTCCAATATTTAATCCCTCGTTTTGTAATGAACCAATAACTTGTATCACTAAATCGTCAGTTAGTGAATCCGCATATTGTTTAGATTGTATGTCTAATATCTTTTTCTGTTTAGATTTTATATTAGTTTTAATCTCTTCACCACTAGGGAATGCATATACTTTTGCCGTCATAGTTTTTCGCCTGCGAAATTAATTTTACCTTCGTTAATTAAGTATTCTCTTAGGTCTGTAAATCCACCTATGAGTTTATCGTCTACCATTATCTGAGGCATACTTCTTACAGGTTTGCCAATCATTTCAAACATTTGGTCGATAGTGACGGTATAGTCTCCGTCACCACCTTCAATTGTATTACCTAAGTGATAAGTTTCGTAAGGGATATTGAGTTTATCTAATAACTCTTTAGCCCTCACGCAAAATTGACAATTAGGTTTAGTAAATACTTTGTACATAATTTTTCTCTTTACTATTTATATTGTAACCATACGCTTGGTTTGATATAGAATATACAGACATTACTATAAGAAAAAATACAAATGCTATGGTCATTAAGATTATATTTCTCATATTATATTAGACTTTCAACTTCATCTTTTGTGAGTGGTTTATCGTCTTGTCCTTGTATAGGTTCAATATCGTCAGATAATATTTTTTCATTGACGGTCTTTTCTTTTTCCCACCAATCTTCATCATCATCTTGTTTTGTTTTTTCTGGCCATGCTTTGTTACCTAACCAACTGTCTGCTAAACTTTGCCAATCAACTTTGTATGGTAAATTTAACCCTTTCATTTCTAATAAGAAACTTGCCTTGCGTTCATCAGTTTTATAAGAGTTAAACTCTTTGATTATATCAGGCATTGATAGTGTATTTTCAAGTATTTGTTTTTTAGTTGCCATAATTATCGACCTATATCTTTTATATCTTTACGACCAACTACCATAGATGGCCCTTTGTTGTAAGCAGGTGCAATCGTATATTGTTTACTTACCTCTAACTTTTCATTAGAAACTGGTTTAGTACCACTAGACTTATAAGTAGGTGCATTTTCAACTTTGATGTTGTTTGAAAATGTTTGTAACTTACCAACTTGGTCTAATGGTACTACTACTCGGGGTTGTCTCAATCTACGATTAGGGTCAATACCCATAGATCGTAATAACTTGTTTTGTTCTTCTTTTGCTTTGTACCAAGACTTTGACTTTACAACTTTTTTGTATCGTCTTGGACTTGAATTGTGAGTATAGATTAATGCCATAGTGTTATTATATCAGGTTTTGTTTTATTTGTCAAGTGTTAATTTTTGTTGATTTTCTCGTCTTTCGTACTCAGCATTTATCATTTCCTGAGTCCAATCTTTACCGTACCAGGTATAGTCTTTGTCATAATCATGTATTAACATGAAGTTAGATTTTTGACCGTAGTCCATGAAGTAGTCTTCATCTTCAGGTATCAACCCAGAAGGACCATTATAAGATGAACGG